AGCAGGGTCTTCTCTTAAACTGGCAGGTTTATTCTGAGGATGATTTTTTAAATCATATGCACCATCAAAACATTGTGGGCATCTTACTGTATCATAACTACTTAACTTCATAACTCTCATAGGATACACAAATCCACATGAGTCACACATTGCTTTTGCTCTTCTATCAGTAGCCATTATACAGCTTTTAGTTTAGGTTTAAAATAAATACTTGCTCTCTCTCTATCTTCATCCATTGCTCTTCCGAGTAATTCTTCATAGTTAGTTTTTAATATTGAAATCTTTGTTTCAGGTACACCATTTCTTTTTAAAGACATATAGTAAGCTAAACCAGCAGTTAAACAAGGAAGAAATCTAACAGGTGCATCTGCATTTTGTGCATATGATTTATTAATATCTTCTACTTGTCGTATTGCTTCTATGTTTAGAATACCTGTAGAAACATTAGGTACTGGGTATAAAAACATAGTAGGATTACTTATATTTCTTTTCATTGCATATTGAGTAGGTCTACCACCTTGAGACTTTTCAGGAAGAACATTATATTCTTCAAAACTTTTTCTTGTTAATTGTGTTTCTGTTCCTGTTGAGTTTATTTTATATGTTACAATTAAAGCATCTAAAGCTGAACCTTCTAAATCAATAGAGGTTGTACTTGCTGCTACAGTTACTGCAGTTGTAAAGGTACTCCATAACAGTATACCACGATTCTGCCAATCATTCAACATTAAATTAATAGAACGTCTAGCAGACTTAGGTTCGTGTCCTAATGTCTGTTCACCACCTATCATCTCAGTAGCTTCTTGTATAATCTCATCTATATCAAGATTAAAGTTATATGTTCCTGAAGTTGCCATTATGCTCTGTTCCTTTTTAATTGTTCTTTAGCTGCTTTAGCTAATTGTGCTTGTTTATTTTTACCTTGTACTTTAGCTCTTTGTTCTAATACAGTAAGTATCTGTATTTTTCTAGCATAAGGTTTATTAATTCTTTTAACTTTCCTTATAGTTTTCTTAGCATCTTCTACAGTTGCATACTTTATAGACACTGTATCTTTAGGATTTTCATCTGTATAAAGTCTACGACCAGAACCTTTAGGCTTTTTTCCTGTTCCTATTCTTGGGTCTTTTCTTTTTCTCATTCTTTTTCACATAGTTTGCAACTATTTTAGCTTGATTTGCATGAAGCCTAGAAGCTTTTTTTAATTGTTTAGTTACCTTGTTTAATATTTTTGCCATGTTATATTCTTTTTTTTCTTTTAGTAATGTAAATAATATTTGATTATTCATAACACACCTCCTAATTAAAGTTAGTGCGTTTCTTCAGTTACCTTACTTCCAACTCTTACGAGTTAAACGAATTATATTTTTTTTCTTATAAATCTATATGTTGCATAAATACCTAAACCAAGTATAATATAAAGTATTCCATCAAACCAAGATATATTATGTATTGTACTAATTAATTCAGGTGTTATGTTCATGCTGTTTTCTTTTTAAATGTTTTTACAAATGTTGGTTTACCACCTACTCCTTGTGCTTTAGCTCTTTTTCTTTTAACAGCAGATGTTTTTTGTCCTGCTGTCATTCTTTTAGCTTTTGCTAATGGTACACATTTAGGATATTTACGTTTAGATGTTTTAGAATTTTTTCTACCACAGGGTTGAAATTTACCATCCTTTTTAGGAGCTCCAATATCAACCCATTTTTCTTGTACCCATTTACGTAGACCACCACCAGTAGCAGCTTTATAAACCTTTTTCTTTTTTTTCTTTTTAGTTTTCTTTTTACCTCCTGGTTTTACTTTGCCAGAGCAAACTGCAGAAGCATACATATTAGCATAAGCTGATGGATATACATCAAACTTTCTCTTTGCTGCTGCTTTACCTTTTGGACAAAGTTTAGCCATTACTTTACTTTACCACCACGTTTTCTTTTAAGTGAACCACCTTTAGAAGCATATTTAGTTTTCATGCCTACCATTTTACCTGCTTTTCTTCCTATTAACTTTCCTTTTGCTGCGTACTTTGTCTTCATTTGTCCTACCATTTTTAGTCTCCTTGTATAAATTATTAAAAGTTATTTCTGGGTCTGTGTAACTATCGTGTATTTCTGCTGCATGAATATGTTGACTTGGTCTAAAGTCTGGTGCACCTTCACCTGTTACCCATAAAGCAGGACTTGTTGCTCTAACTCTATTATTAGGTAATGCTATTATATTACCTGTCCATTTACCTGCATCAATTAATTGTATTACATGGTTTTGTTTATGTTGTGCAGGACAATCACTTATATCACTATCTGTAAAATCAACTGTAAACATATACTTACCTTTATAAAATTCGTTATCTATTTTACAATACCAAGGACTTGCTGTTAATAAATCAAGTTTCACTACAGTATGTGTTCTTGATGAGCAATCCCAAGGTTGTGCTAAATGTGTATCCATTCTTTCTGGTACTTCATCTAGTATTTCATCTGCTACTAATGCTGTGATTGGCATCCTTGCCCACATTGCACCACCATGTATATTATCTTCTTCTTCTATACCAGTAAACATTACTTGAAAAGATAAACATCTATCTGGTATTGTATTAACTGCAAATGCTATTCCATGTAAAAATTCACCATGATATTTTAAATGATTGTGTGTAAATTCTTTACGTACCCAACATTTAAAGTGGGGAATATTACTTATTAAATATGACAGTTAGCACCTCCATCTTTTTCTAGCTTGTCTTAATCTTGAGTTAGGATTTTTAGCTGCTTTAGGAAACTTCTTCATTTGACCTGCAGACCTAGCACAATAACTCTTTCTTCTTTTAGCTCTACTACCTGTAGGCTTTTTTTCTGTTACAGCAGTTTTTAATTTACTACCAGGATTATTTCTTCTATACTTAGCTACACCTTTAGCACTTAATCCTGCACCTGACTTGGTAGGTCTTTTATCACCTTTACCAATCGTCATGCCTTTCATACCTGTGCCTTTTATTTTTTTCTTTTTTTTAGGCATTATTTTTTTCTTGTAGCTCCAAAACCTCTAAGTGCAACTCCTCCACCTATAAAACCACCATTTTTTCTTTTAACTATTTTACCACCATTTTTTTTAAAACCCATTTTATTTCTAACAGGTTTAGGTAATCTTGATGCTCCTATATTAGGAGGGTCTATTAAACCACCACCTTTTTTCATTTGAAAACCACCTTTATTAGTTAAAGCTCTCATTTGTGCATCACTATAAGAATCTCCTCTTATATTTAAAGAATCTCTTACACTATCTGAAGAGTCTGCCCATTTTTTTGTTGAACGTAATTTACCATTTTTATCAACTCTAGCAAAACCCATAGATATTAATTGTCTTTTTCTTTTTTTACTAATTTTTTTAAACCCTTTACTACCTTGGTCCCAAGGAGCTATATGTTTTGAAGTAGGTCTACCAGTATCAGGGTCTACATCTATTTCTCTTCTACCTGTTTCTTTAGCACTTTCAACATTTGATTGTTGAACCATAGCTTGAATTTTTTTATTATTTTTTGCCTGTGCTTCAGTAACACCTTTACCTGCTTTAGTAGGTAATGAATTAGCAGCTTTAAGAGATTTTTGATTTAATTTTTTTCCTTCTATTAATCTTTGAGCAGCTCTTTTACTTTCTGCTGTTGCTGCTTTATTTGTTAATTTATCACTTAAAGCATCAAATAAAGTATCAGCTATTTTACTTCCTACTTTTCCAAAAGCTGCCATTATTTTTCTCCTATAGTTTTATATTCTTTAGGCTCTTCTTTAACTTGAGCTTCTATAGGTCCTCTTACTCCAGGTCCTTTTCTAGCTGCACCATAGCCTTGACCAGTAGGTTTAGCACTTGTATCGTGACCAGTAGAATTATTCATAACTCTTGCATTAGCTCCTGTTATTAATGTTGATGTTTTTATTTGCATTTTTTTCTCCCTTTTTTAGTTTTCTTTTTCTTTTTGTTATTAACTTTTGTTATTTGTTGTACTACATTTACTCTACTTATCAATTCTACCACCATATTTTTTTTCAATTACCTTATCTTTTACTTTTTCATATTTTTCTTTATCTTTATTAAACATCTCATATTCCATATCACCAAATGCTATTTGTTTTTTTAAAGCATCATATTTTTTTTTCTTTCTAGGATTTAAAAGTTTTACACTTCCTTTATATCCAGTTTTTCCTTTATCTCTAAGAGGATTAGGTGTATCTCCATAATCAAATTCTTTAGCTTCTTTTGAAACTTTAATTTTTTTTGTCATTAGTTAGCTCCTTTTAAAACTGGATTAGGACCACCTGCAGGACTAGCTGCAACTTCCATATCATCTTGTCTCATTCTTCTAGCTTGATTACGTAAACCATCTATAGAATTTTTATATTGACCTTCCCAGTTTGCTAGTGTTTGAAAATCTTTTATAAAATAATTTGCTTCTACCATACAAGCAGAAAATAATGCATTGTAACAAAACTCACTAAAGTAATTAGAAGTTGTTGCACTTGTACCTGTAGCACTAGCTAATGCTAAAGGTCTACGTGTGTATTGTATTTCACCTGATACTGCAGATGCAGGTGTTGGTACAATATAAATTTGTGTATTTGTTTTTCTTGAATAAT